GCGGTCCCGCAGATTTCGTTCCCGCGAAATGGTCTGCACCATAGAGAAGATGGCCTCTCCCTCCCAGTTCTTGACGGTGCCGTTGACGATGCTTGTGGTGATGTAGGGGTTCACCTTACTGAACTTGGCCGCATTCTGAGAAACCAGTTCATCGCGGTGCTGCATCAAAAGGATGCGCTTGCCCTTCTTGTATCGTGCCCCCACAAGAGCGGACAGCATGACGGTCTTGCCTGCCCCTGTCGGGGCCACGACCAATGTTCTGCGGCTTTTCTCCAACGCCTTTACAGCGTCGTTCACAGCCGCCTCTTGGTAAGGACGGAGAATCATGGCGTACCTATATGCTAGAATTTCGTGGGGGGTTTTACGGCCCACGGCCCCCCTTCCGTGGTCTAGCAGGCCTTGGAGCAAGCCTTGCCGCTAGATTATCTTTGCGCCCACTGCGGCACCACACCGGGTGCTGCTTGCGGTGCAGTCTGAGGTGCAGCCATCTGGGCACCCGGCGTCTGCATCACAGGAGCTTGGCCAGAACCAATGAACTCCTTGGACTTGGGGGTCAGCGCAGCCATCAGACGGTTGGAGTCTGAGTAGCCGTTCGTCCCCTTCTTGATGCCAATTTTGGCGCAGATTTCCATGGTGTTCAAGTCGTCAACACCGGAGATATTCCGCGCCTGCTGAGCATGCGGAGACATGTCAGAGGGGTCGAGGTTGCGTGCGCTTTCGATGATGGCGCGCAATGTGCTGAGGCCAATCTCCTTGGCGTGCGGCATACCGCTCTGGCCCATCTTGTCGCCATCCACGAAGATGCGGTCCCAGAACTTGCGACGGTCGTATTCGCCGCCAACGATGGTGAACTCAAGCTCCATCCACTTGGCATTGGACGTGCTGGATTTTTTGAACCATGCGCCGCGTCCAAACTCTGGGATTTCGAAGTCGCCCATCTTCAGGACGATGACAGCGCGAGCCACTGTTCCTGCGGGGATCAGGGTCCGCTCCATTTGCTGCGGGCCATCATTCACTGCTGCATTGTTCAGGTTCAGCATCACACTTCTCCATTCTGTGTTTGTGGGTCTACAAAGACCAGTTCTTTCTCAGGGCTGCGGTTGGCGCTCATCTTGGCCATGAGCTTACCAAGGTGCGGCTCCTCAAGGACGTCCAGCGTGCCAGAACGATCCTTTGCTGGGTAGCCCCATTCGTTCAGGGGCTGGCACACAAAGGCGCGGTATGGCCCGTGCTCGCCGCTCAGGATGGTCATCGTAATCATTTCATCCACGATTCCCGGGAGTTCGCGACCAGTCTTGGAGCCTTCGATCTGAAGGCTGAAACTTTTGCGACCATAGTCGTCTGTCGTTTCATCCAAGATGCCAACGAAGACCACGTTTTTGGAGCGGATGTGCTGGATGTGCGTAAGCCACGCCATCATCTCACGACCATGCAGACCATAGGCCGCACGGGTGTCCAGCTTCCCTGACCGATCAGAGCGGCTCTCAGGCTGCTGGAGGCACCACTGGAAGCACAGGCGTCCAGCGACCGTAATGGAGTCAATGAACAGCGTGTCATACTTCTCCATCAGCGCCGCTGCGTCTCCGTACATGGACGACGCATAGTCAAAGTGCGCTTGGCTGTATGGCTGTTCGTCTGACAGCGCCGGGTTGGCCCCACCAAGGAAGCATGCCACGTCGCGGCACTCCTGCCACGTGCGAGGACGGATGACGTCCACAGGATGCCCCTCAATGGCTGCATCCCCTGCTTCCAAGTCCATGAACAGCGTCTTGGCTGGATCAAGGGTGCGGGCAAGAGTTGTCTTGCCCACGCCGCTTGGACCGCATACCACGATCTTGTGGCCCTTCTTTTCAGCGAGACGCTGATCTGCTGTAATGATCTGCAACATCACACAATCTCCACCTTAAAGCTTCCCACCTCTGTGGTGCGGCATTCTTCCAGCTGTGCGCGAATGTCAGGCGGTGCAGCCGTGTACTTGCGCTCTTCGACAGCGAAGGTCAGCTTGCCGTAGTGACGCGCATTCTCCTCGCTTTGCTGCGACAGCCAATTTGCCAGCTTGGTCTGGTCCCAGACAACCTTCTTCGCCACGTTGGCCTTCAGCTTGAGGCCATCAGCATGGATGGTCGTTGTGCCAAAGTCTTTGCCGTCTGCACGCAGGGCATCACGAGCCAGATTCTTGTACAGATCTTCCAGCTGATCTTCGATGCCTTTGAGTTCTTCCCTGAGTTCGCCAATGACGTGCTTTAGCTCATCACGACGCTCAAACAGTTCTGCACTGTTCATGGCAGTCTCCATTGTTGTGTTGCTAGTGCCCCATACCATGTGGGATCTTTTGGCTGACGTCAATGCCTTTTTTTCGTCAGAAGAATATCAATGTCGTGCACTGCCTTCATCAGCTTCTTTTTGATTTTAAATTCAGGGGTTTCGACGCCCTTGGCATCTTCGACAATGTTTTCCCAGTCGCCAGTGGGGAGTTCCCTGTCGTACCGGAAGTCACCTACATATGTGCATATCTTCACGCCTTCGACTTCGATGGGGAAGCGCGGTTGAAGCTCAAGGTTCTTGATGGTTCCTGCTGCCTCTAGCGACTTTAGGTACAGGTAACGCTCTGACTCCCACTTGGAGTCAAAGGTAACTCCATGAACTGTGGTCTTCTTGTTTCCGTACTTGGGCCTTGACCCACGCAGTTTGGGATTATATACACGGGGAAATGACATTGTGTAAGGGAGCCCTCTATGCCGAATCCGGTCAAATACAAGTCTGTAGGCGTGTCTGTTGACGCTTACGAGAAGCTTGTCGCAATTGCTGACAAGGAAGACCGAAACATCGGTCGTCAGCTTTCGCGCATGATTGATGAAACATACGAGGATCTGTTTCAGGGCGTCAATACCACTCACGGTTCGTCCTCGGTCAGGTCGGCAGGCATTGGTGGTCTGTCCGACCTGATCGAAACTTAAAGCAGATCTGCACTACCCAGACCGCCCAGCAGTGTTGACGCCACTGCTGGGTTTTCTCTTGCCCGCTGCCGAAGTGACAGTTCTTGCCGAACATTTGTCCGCAACTGCTCCATGGGGCTCAGCGGGCGGCTGGGAAGATCCAGCATCATTGGCGATGTCACCTCTGGGATTTCAAAGCGCGGTGCTGGGCGCTCCGGCGCTACATAGTCACGCCCCTCACGACCCATGGGTTCGTAAGACGCAAGCCCAGATCCACGAATCAAAGCGTCACGCCCTTGGGCCCCAGCGCGGGACAAACCAGTAGCTGCAGCCCCAGCGATCCGCCCAGCGCGTGATGCAAGTGCTCCTGCGTCCACGCCCTCATCAGCCACAGCTTGATTCATGACGCGCAACATAGCCTCGCCCTGCGCACGGAGGTTCGGTCCTGCGGACCTGCGGGCTGCGAGATATGCCTTTGCCACTTCAGGGCGGCTCATGGCATTGGCGAGAAGCTTGACCTGAGTGACGGCGCCAACTGCGGAAATGGGATGCTTGAGGAAATTCGCCCAGATCCCGCTGGCAGCGATGGAGCCTTCTTTGCCGACATCGCCAAGGTCAGAAAGATCGTCAGCAAACCCTTTCAAGGCCTTGTAGGTGTCATCACCAAGAACGACTTGCAGAGTACCGGGCTGGTACTTGCTGATGGTTTCCTTGAGGACGTTTGCGTTCTTCTGGCTTTTGAAGATCTGGTCATCAATGGATGACAGGACGTCCTGCAGCACAGCGTTCTTCATGCCAGCCTTGACTTCAGGATTGTTGTCAAGGAAGCGCATAATCTTGACCGCGTCGTCTTTCTTCAGGCCACGGCTGGTCAGGGCCCTGCCAATCTCATCAAAGCTTTCCAACTTACCAGTGGAAATATCTTTCAGGACTTTGACTGACAGGGCTTGGTCACTCGCCCTTGTCGCCTTGGCCAGATCAGACATTGCCGCGCCGATTTTGCTCCCCGGGGCAATGTCCATGATCTGATCTATCTGCTTCGCAGTGACCTTAACGTCTGCTGTGGACTTGCCAATTTCCCGGGCCAATTTTTTGACTTGGTCCCACTCCTTGCCAAACAGAACTGGTCCGGTTGACCCAAGCCTCTGTATGTACCCTTCAAATCGTGGGCCACTGAACGTGTCAGGAGCGTCAATGTCTGCCTTC